TTTACGGAGAAGATAGGGGAGCAGGATCTCAGTTTGGAGGATGAGGGTTTGGAAGCAATGTTTGATGTTGATTTATCTGATATGTCATCGGATGATATTCGACAGCAGTTGAATCGTCGCCGCAATCGACGGGTCGCAGCGTTTCGTGGCGGCGGTGGTGCTATGGTTACGCAACAGGGTACGGGGTTAGGAGTAGCAAAGTAATGCCGAAGTATCAGACATCAGGTTCGAAGGGAAAGGCTAAGAAAGTGGCGTATCAGAAGGTTTCTCGAAAGAAAAAGAAGAAGTAATGTTTACCAGAGATCTACTAGAACGGGTAGTAGCAACGTTTCTTCAAGCGTTCCTCGCTATCTATATCGTTGGCTCAACCGACACGCTCAAAACCGCAGGCATTGCGGGAGCGACGGCTGTGCTTAGTCTCGTCAAGGGCGTGGTTGCTACACGCTTCGGTGACGGGTCCGCTTCTGCTGTCTCGTAATGGAATGGGCGGGTGCGTTCGGTGCCATAGGCGCTGCTCTAGTGAGCGGCGTCTTTGCTGTATTGATTACCCGTCTCCGACGAGAGAACACTGATCAGCACGCTGCCAACCAAGCCAAGTTGGAAGCAATTGGTGACGATATCGGTGAAGTTAAGACAGATGTACGAGATGTACGTTCTTCACAAATTCGCCATTTAGAGTGGCACGCAGAGAAATAGTATGATAGAGTTATTACTGGATCGCCGTGAGCCCCCGATGGGCCGGTGGCTGTGAGCCCCTTGGGCCGGTCAGTATCCACCCATTAGGATTTCGCACGTCCCTGATGAGTAACATAGTGGCAGACAGACCCGGAACGTGACGACCGGGAGATTCTGTTTAGTCATCCACCCGTATAGTACCTCCACTATGCGCGATTCGGCAAAGGAGAGACACCATGGTTGAAAATCAGGAATCCAGTATCAAGGATCTGCGAGATGCAGCGACCCGAGGTCGTCAAGCATCGCAGGAACTTGAGTCGATGAAGCGCGAGATGGCGTTTCTAAAGGCTGGTGTAGATACAGATTCGAAAGCAGGACAACTTCTGTTCAAGGCTTACGATGGGGATTTGGAAACAGATCTGATTCGTACCGAGGCAGAGGAACTTGGAGTTCTCAAAGGCGCGGTAGCGTCAGAGGGAGTCTCTGAGGCTGATGAGGCTGCTGACCGTCAGGTTGGTCGCCAACGTCAGGATCTGGTTTCGGATAGCGTTCCACCTGATGAGCAGACAGAGAGTCCATACGACGCAGGCCACCGTCAATTTCAAGAGATGATGTCTGCGGGTCGTCCGAAGGAAGATTCCGCAGCAGTATTTGTTGATACTATTTTGCGAGCGGCAAGCGGGACAAACCCTGATCAAAGGGTTATCTCTGAACGCTGATGCCTACATATGTTTACGCATGTTCTGAGTGCAGCCACCAGTACGAACGGCGGCATTCGGTACACGAAGAAGCAGATAAGCGTTGCCCTGAATGTTTAGAGTTCGCTATCAGGCGGATCATTCAGGCACCGTTGATTGCTCCTTCGTCCCTGCCGACACGAATGAACAAGATCCCACCCCCTAAGGCTAATCCGGCTTGGGAACGAGGGGTCGCTGGTGAACATAGGCGAGATGGATCGTTTGTTCCGTATCTGAACTCTGATGGCAAACGTATTGGTGTCAAAGAATTTGCCGATAATCGCTCCAAGTATGAGAGGCTACGACGGGAAAAAGAGCAGAGGAAGACCTCTGCTTAGTCCCCATTTACTCATCTAGGAGAAAGATATCATGGCTATTGTAGGCTATTCCGGCAAAGTCACTTCATATGACTTGGCCGTCGGCGTTAAGATCAATATGGACGAACTCATTTATATGATTTCGCCTATTGATTCGCCACTCATCAACGGCATTGGTACTGACGGTAGGCAACTTATCGGCAGTTCCCCTGTTGACCAGACCACTTTCAAGTGGATGGACGAAGAACTCTTGCTGCCTCGCGCATTGGTAGATGTGTCGAATACAGCAACGGGTACGAGCCATACCTCTGTGGAAGTGTCAGCAACCGATTCATACAAGTTTCAGGTCGATGACCTGATTACTATTATGGATAGGACTGCTGTCCAGCACGCAGCGGTTCTTCGAATCACTGCTATTAACAATTCCACAGGTGTCCTGACGGTCGCCGGTTGGGCAAACCACTCAGCACAGACTGCTACCATTGGTGAAACAACGAGCGCCGGAAACGGTGACCTTGTTGTTTGTATTGGTACAGCACTGGTTGAGGGTTCCGATCCGGGTACCGCCCGGTCGGCTGACCGCACGATCCGCTCTAACTACACTCAGATTTTCGGGCCAACACCCGTTAACATGACGAGGACAGAGCAGCAGATCACCCGCTACGGTGTAAGTGACGAATTCGCCAAGCAGTTGTATGGCCGCTCGGTTGAAAACGTTATTACCCGTGAGCAGGCGTATCTGTACGGTCAGGCTGTGGATGACACCACGAACAAGCGCCGGTCAACTGGCGGGTTGAACTACTGGATCAGTAGCAATACTGATACCACGACAACCCTGACGTTGGCTTCGCTTGAAGCCCTTGTTCAGAAGTGCTACAACGCAGGTGGAGTGCCCGACCTTTTGTTGGCTAACCCCACTTCGATTGCAACGATGAACGACATCTCGGATAGCGACCGGGTGCGTACCGTCATTGACGATCCGCGCCGTGGCCGTGTGCCCGTTACCTCTGTGTTCCATGAATTTGGTGAAACACAGATTGTGCGGAACCGTTGGGTCGATAAGGGCACTGCGTTTATTGTCCAGAAGGACAATATCCAGCGTCGTGTTATTCAGCCTCTGGTTGTTGAAGCACTTGCGAAGACTGGTGACAGTGACAAGGTGCAGATCGTGTGCGAGGAAGGCCTTCAGGTGAAGGGCGAGCAGCACATGGGCAAGTGGACTACCCTCACTGGGTACACTGGCTCTTAAGGTTTGCTAATTGGCTAGGGTAGGGGGGCGGGGTATTCCCCCGTCCCCTTTCCTTGCTGTATAGTAAGAGCATGAGCCGCATATACCTGTTCGATGGAGGGCTAGATGCCTACCTTGGGTGACCTTGTTGTTAAAACGAAACGGTTGTTGCATAGCAACACACGTACTGAATTAGATAAGTTGGATGCTGCGATCAACACAACGCAATATCCACAGATTACCTACAAATCTGCAGGTGTCCGACCCGGCTCCTATCTGTCAATTGGTGACGCTACGCAGGGATTCGAAACTGTGTATGTCCACGCTATCGATTCAAGTTATTCTTCTAATGGGAATACAACTGTTGAACGGGCGATGGAGGGATCAACTGCGTTATCGTTTAATGACAATACGTTGGTTGAGATTGAGCCACGGTTCTCTGGACATCAGATCGTTGAGGCTGTTAAGGATGCGATCCATGCATTACCTGAGAACCTGTTCGCTGTCGATACTGGTAGCGCATCGTTCGGTGCGACAGATGACAGGTCGGTATCAATCACACTCTCTAATGGATTCACTCGGATCTTGAATGCTGTTCGTACTGCTAGGGATAGCGAAGATAGGAAACTGAGCGTCAATGTCAGTGTCCGCGAATACGATGGTAGTTATTATCTGATCCTTCAGGAGTTTATAGAGAAGGCAATCACTGTCGAATACACCTACGCCCACCCGTTTGTAATGACAGGGATAGATAACGCTACGGTCGCTACCTCTGTCGGTACACAGATAACTACTGGTGGCTCAAACCCTGTGTTGATGGATACGTCGATGGTTGACATCCCCTGCCTAGCAGCAGCATCGGCACTGATGATGGCCGACGAATCTCTCCGCTCTGACACACATGCTATGGGTGCGTCAAGGGACGAGGGAGTGGTTGCTTCCGGCGACAGGATCCGACAGTCGATGGTGCTTCGTCAGAAGTATGAGCAGCGTGTGTCCGAAGAAGCCCGCAGGTTGATGGCTAAGTGGGGCATTAGGGATCAGAGCGCCACTCCGTCTATATTCCCGACAGCCTAATGGCTGTTCGAGACTCGCTGCCGGTCCTGATCGGGGCACGTAGATACAACGTTGACCTTGCAGGTTTGGCGCGGGCGACTATTGATCCGATTAGGCAGGGGTTTGATACGCAGGGTACGCCGGGTGAGCAGTCGTTGAATCAGGCTGGTGTGTGGAAGCGGTCGCGGAACAATTGGGATTTGGGTGCGGGTCAGCGTGAGGCTGATACTGATGAGGCTAACAATCGTAGGTTTTATAC